ATCTAACTTCTTCAGTTCATGTTCTCTTTCAAACTTCCTATCTAAGATCTTTAAGACCTCTGGAGCAAGACGAAAGACACCACCGATAAGAGCACCAATGAGTTCAAACATTGACAAAGTCTCCCATGATTTGACGAACAATACTAGGGGACATAGAACTTACGTTAATACCTCTTTTCTGTAGTTCTTGTTTGATCTCATCTAGAGATGGTCCTGGCTCTACAGGAGATGTTGTAGGTAACTGTTGCATAGATTGATCTTCTGGTGTCTCTGGTGATATTTGAGGACCAGCACGAAGAGCCATAGCACCTGTATACTTACCAACAGCTTCAATACCACGTTGAATAACTTCTGCTTTTGGTTTCTTTCTTTGAGCTTCTTTTAACGCATTGTTTATGTTAGGATCAAAGAATACTTCAGACAAAGCCTTTGGAGAAGCAACATAGTCAGCCAGTCCTCTAATACTGTCTGTTAAGATCTTAACTAAGTTACCAGACTGTGCTGTACCTCCTAATGCCCTAGTAGTGGCGTAAGCCTCACCACCAGACATCATAGAAGGACCACCTGCTCTTCCTTCAGACTGTAAAGCCTTTTGCATAAAAGACATTGCTTTGATAGCATCTGCTTTATCTGCTGCTGTTGGGAACAAGAAGTTAAAGTCACCAGACTGAATACCTTTTAGGGCTGCTTGGATGTTAAAGGTAGGTGTGTTCGCAGCAGCGCCTTTGATGTCTGCTTTGTTAAGTACGTCTTGAAATAAGATACCACGTACTTGATTAGCTACATCAGGTGCTTGTTGGCCTAGTGTGCTGAACACAATAGCTTGCTGTGATTTAGGAAGTGTTGCTAGCTTCATAGCAACATCTTCAGGAACTAAGTCAGTAACTCGTTCTACATCAAATGTTTTAGTGATTGGGTAGTTAGCAAACTCTTCAATCTTGTCTATGTTTTTAGCAAAGTTGTCTCTTGCCGCTTTTAAACGATCTGCTCCTGGAACACCTTGATCAATAGCTAAATCTAAAGCATCTTTGTAGGCTCTTAAAACCTGTCTAGCAAAGTTCTTTACCTGTCCTTGAGCAACACCAGCGAACATATCACTACCACCAACATCAGCTAATGAACCAGCACCTTTAAAGGCTGCTTCACCCCATGCTGATATGTTTTTCTGTAAGCGATCAATGTCAATATTTCTTGCTCTATCAAAGACAGCAGGAACTACTGTAGTTGTTGCTGGTTGTCCACTAGGACCAAGAACTGTTGATTGAACAGTCTGTGCTGGTTGTCCAGGCTCTACAAACTCTTCTCTAATTTTTCTTAAAGCAGAAATAAAAGCAGAATTCTGTGGTGTCTCTGGACCTAACTGAGCTAACTGTTGATCTACCATTTGCAATACAGGTGTAGTATCAACTAAACCACCAGCATTCTTTGCAGCAGCAAAGTCTCTTTTAGCTTGTGACTTAAGCTGATTTGATAGAGCAGATCCAAAGTTGTTGAACGATGACCATACTTGATTAGTCAACGCAACAGGATCAACATTCATATCCCCTGCTCTATTAAACAAACCAGTTAGGTAGTTGCGGACATCAGAGGCTTGCTGTATATCAAATTGTCTTGGTAGATCACCGCTTTCTGGTGCAGCACGAACACGTTCTTCCCTAGCTAGTTGCTGACGGTTACCTGTGAACTGTCCTGGTGTAAGTCTACCTACATCAAGGACACCAGTATCAGCAGGTGTTCGCATACCTTCAGGTTTTAGCAACTGACCTTTACCAGCTCTTAAGCCACTAGCAATAGCGTATGGAGAAGCCTGTAGAGCAAACTGTGCGGCAGGAGAATCAGGAGCAATTGTACTTGCAGCTAAGCCTGTAGCACCTGCTACAGGAGCCTCTATAGCAGCAGCACCCATACCAGCCCTGCCTGTAATACCAGGAATACCAGCAGCAGTCAATACAGCAGCAGGGGCAGCAGCAGCACCAAACTCATAAGCACCACGAAAACCTGGGATAGTATTTAAGTCTACACCAGATAATTCTTTTACCCCCTGAACCATACCCTGTGTAGAAAATACTGACGGATCTTTCTTCTTTTTAAGGTAATCGTATAGGTTACCCCAACCACCAACAATGTCTAAAACACCTTTAGCACCACCTTTAACTAGAGACTCACCAAAGTCTCTTACATTCTGTGTGAATGTCTTTTCTTGAGCTTGCTCAAACACAGATCTTTGGTTTTTTGCATCACCACCATAAGCGTTAGGATCAATACCACGCCTACGCATTTCAGCTTCAATGGCTTGCATTTCCTCAAGGTTCATAGCCATTATTAACGCCTTCCGCTTTTGTAAGCATCAATGAGTTCTTGATCAGTCATATCAGACGCTTTCTTTGCTGTCTGTGGTGATATAGTCAAAGGTATTGTCGGTACATAACCAGATAGTCCTTTATTCTGTCTTGCATAACTTTCTAAAGAGCTAGATTCTTTAATAACATCGTTAGCACGTTTCTGTAGATAAGAAATAAGTTCTGCTCTAGCCTGTGGACTATTCTCAAGCTGTGGGACAATACGTACAATGAACTCTCTATCAGCGTTAGATGGGTTAGAACCAAGAGATTTAATCTTAGCTAGGACAAGATCACCAGCACTCTTTGTATAAACTTCAGAGTTAGCTAGTTTTTGAACATCGTTAGCACCTAATAAACCAATCGTATTGAAGAAGTTTGCTACACCAACCCTACCAGAAGCAAACGTACCGCTAGTGATGTTTTGTTGATTACGTGTAGCCATTTCATTCAAACTACTTAATTCACCAATAGCAGTTGTACGTAATTCCCTAGCTTTCACAACTGCTTTAGCGTCTTCTTGACCTATCTGTTTCTGAAACTCAACTTCTTGTGGAGGCATATTAGCCGATGCGTTAACATTAACTCGTGAGGCTTTATCAATAGGAACTACTTCTTTTGTTTGTAAATTAAGCTGAACAAGTATTGGTTTACCGTCAGCACCTGTTATTGGGTAAGGATCAGAATACTTAGTAGTATCAGCAGGAACAAGGTCTTTGTAATTTCTTGATTGTTTAAAAGCTTCTAAACTTTCTGGTGTAAATTTAGTAGGATCTATATTACCAATTAGTTTGACTTCTTGTTCTTTCCTAGCTTTCTCAGCCAAAGCCTCTTCTTTGGTTTGTTGTGCACCTGTTTTACCAATTTGAGCCTGTAGGAGACTACGTTTAAGACCACTAGTTTCCCTATCAGCCTCAAAAGCTTTAATCTGCGTAGCAGCACCGATAGCGGCCTGTGTAAGCCCTCTAGCAGAAGCTTCTTTAACGAAGATCTTGTAAGCCTCTAGCGGATCATTACCATCCCACTGAGAAGCCACAGCAGCCTTTAGCTCTTGCATCTTCTTAGCTTCGGATAATGCAGGATCTTCGATACCGAACAAACCTGCTAAGTTTCTACCAGCACGTTGTCCTGCACTAGCTGCTTGGTACATCAAACCTTGACCAGGAGCAAACTGTGATTGACGTAAAGCCAAGGCTTGGTCAGCGGCTTGTTGAGCCTGTAATAGCTCATTAGGGGTAGGACCAAATAAACCCATTTGTTGTTGTGCCATTGTTGTTCCTTAGAGTACAAAACCACCATAACCAATGTTTGACCCTGATTGACCAAGCAGTCCAAGATCAGTTTGGTTATAATATTGTTGTAAAGTAGGATTATTAAACAAACCTGCTGCTGAGTTAATCAGACTACCAATATTCAACCCATTTTGACCCAATAACTGGTTAGCTGCGTTAGTTCTTCCAACTGCTTGAGCATCTAATGCAGCTTGTTGAGCAGCTAAGTTAGAAGCAATACCAAGTCGTTGTGTACTAGCAACCTGTGGTAGTCCTTGAGCATAGAAGCTAAGTGGTGCAGTTACACTGGTTATTGCAGGGTTAGCGTAAGCCTGTGATGCTGCTATCCTACCAGCCTGTGATAGCTGACCTAACTGACCAGATAACTGAGCTTGTTGTAGTGCTTGTTGACTAATCTGCTGTAGTGGTGCATAGGCTTGCTGTGCTTGGCTTAACAGTGTACCACGTTCACCTAATGCAAGGTTTCTAGACTGTACTTCTCTTTCTAGTTGCTGTCTTGCCAGTGCTTGTTCCAAAGCAGTTAACTCAGGTGCTGCTGTGCTTACTTGCTGTCCGGTTACATCAAGACCAGAACCAAGTAAACCTAACCTACCTTGCTGACGCATACGCTCTTCAGTGGCTAGACGCTGACGCTGTGCTTCTGGTGCGGACAATGCAGCTAGTTTGTTGTAGTAATCCTGGCTGAGTTGATCTACGTTAGTCATCTCAGCAGCCTGTGCAGACTGAATAGCAGCTCTACCTAGAGGAGCCATCAGCATCTGCGCTACAGGGCTGATGTTACTTTCTAATTGTCCTGTCTGTGGATTAACTCTTGTGTTTACTAAGTTAGTGGACACACCATAAGGTGTAAACTCACCAACCATCTGTGATGCACGTTCACCAATGTTAGCTAGTGCTTGCTGAGAATCAGCACCTACTGAACGATATACGTTAAATAAGTTTGTTGATAGCTTATTGTATTCGTCTTGGCTTATCTGTCCTTGTGCTCTTAAATTATCAGCAGCATCGTTAACCATTGCTAAGTTAGCACCAGAGCCAATTAAGTCACCTAATAAACTACTAGCATCTGGGTTAGATAATGCATTGACAACACTGCTAGCTGCTGATGCAACTTTAGCAGCATCAGTTAATGACTTTGTTGTGTTGGCTGCGTTAGCAACCGTTCCTGCTGCACCAGCGGCTAAACCAGCCTCTAGTAAACCACCAGTAGTACTAACAATACCAGGAATGTTAGCTAGTCCTGTAGCCTCTAAAGCTGCTAATGTTTCTGGAGCAAGTCCTGCAACAGTTCCAGTTAGTGTACTTGCAGCAGGTAATGCTGAGCCAGCAGCAGCAATTTCAGCAGCGGTTGCTCCAGCAGCAGGTAGTGTAGAACCAGCAGCAGTGGCAGCTTCAGCACCACCGAACAAAGATGCTACTTCAGGTATACTACTTAGTGCAATAGCACCGCCAACAACACCTAATGCTTGTAACCAGCCTCGACCTTCAGAAGTATTAGGATCAGCAAGTCTTGTCGTTGTTGGTGTGCCATAAGCATCATACCGTTGAACAACAATCTTATCACCCTGTCGTCCGATAGCCTTCTCAACAGTGACATCTTCACCTTTATCTAACTGACGAATATTACCTTCAGTACCAAAGGTTCGTTGTACATCACCAGTAAGAACAGTACCCATAGGTACACCAGCATTTAAGAAATACTGATGAACTTGATCTACAGGAATACCTGTGATACTGGCTAAATCATTAGCAGTTGCTCCAAACCTCTGTGCAGCTTGTCTAATTGCTTCAGGATTCCCTATATTCCCTACAATAAAGTCTATGACTCCTTGTTTTCCTTCAGGGCTTAAATTAAATGAGGTAGCCATTAGTGATTCCTATCAAAAATGATCATACTGTTCTTCCAGTTTTGAAGAATACATCCATCTGTTGTATGGACAGTACATCAGCATCTACATTAGCTTCGATACCTACTTGGAACACTCTACCATCGTTGCTAAGTTGTGCTTTAAGTAAGTTGATTGCTTTGGTTGTACTAAAGTATTCAGCAATGTTAAACTCAGAGACGTTGTACTCTGATTGTGTTGTGCTTGGTATTACAGCTAACTCAGCACTCTGATAGTTAGAAGTGTAATCTGTGCCCCATTTAAGAAATACTTGAGTCTGTGAACCACCAATAACTAACATAGATAACTTCTTAAGTATCTTCAGTATTGATGCGTTACCAGCATCTAAGTGTGAGGTATAGTACAGGAACCTAATCGTTGTACCATTGTCAGAGTAACTAGCAGCATATTCACCGATATAACCAGCTCTGCTGATGTATAGCTTTCTATCTCTTGTAGACAGTAAAGCCTTTGGTGCTAGAGTCCATGTTGTTACTTTACAGGAACCATCCTGTAGACGTTGTTTGAGATCTAAGCAGTAGGAAAGTTCTCTAGTAGGTAAACTAAGTAGATAGAATCCAGACTTCTCATAGAATACTGATTTGATGTTCTCGTTGTTGTCGTTGATAGCGATGTCACTGATTAGATCATCCCTAACATTCTTTGATATATCAAACAAAGGTGCTGACTTCTCTTGAATTGTTCTACCGAGGCTACGAATCCCTGTATCACTAAGGAAGAAAATATCTGTTCCGACATCCTGAATGGAGTCTCTAGCAATGCATCCAACACCATCAATAACCTCTACTAAGGTAAGATTAGAAGCTGGATCTGATGCAGCTCCACTATAGATGATCAGAGACTTCTTACAGAATATGATTAGGAAGCCATTAAAGGCTGCTAGGCCAACGATTGAGTCAGTACCGTTAGTGAATACATTCTCAATGTCTAAAGAGCCTGAAGTGCCTCCATTCCATTTGTAACCGATCAACGTATCAGACCACCATATCGTAGTCTTGTTCGTTGATGTATCTGCTACCCATAAACGACCATAAGCAGCTAAGACTTCATTAGCTAACTGTACAGTACCTGAATAGCTAGGATGTGCGGACACTAAAGTCCATGTGTTCGCTGTATGATCATAGATCAGTGGGTTATGAGCACGTTGGAAGAAGTATGTATGGTCATTGAAGTTAACTGCTTTCCAGTTCTGTGCTGTCCATGTAGCAGAACCATCATAGACCTGAGTCAGTGTTGTTGTACCTGTGTAGATACGGTTATTACCAATAGATACAATCTGTGTTGTACCGTCTTGTTTAACTACTTCATGGAGTAGCGTAGGTTCTGTGCTGTTGTATCCTGCTGATGTATTGACATTATCCCAACCACCACGACAAGCAATACGACCAAACTGATCAATAACAGCATTCTCTGCTTTCAGTGCAAAGTCTTTAGTAATAGCTACTGAAGAGTCTTGTGTATTAAGACCAGCAAAGCCAGGAGCTACGATACTAACTGACCGTAACTCAGCAGCCATTATACCCACTCCCAGGTTGTTTCATCACCATATCGCTCTGCTTCTATAGAGATATAGGATGCTACTGCTTTACGATACAAATCAGCTTGTTGTTCGCTTAGACGACCACCATCTTCACCACGTTCATTGATAGCACGTAGTAAAGCACCTTGAATCACTAACTCTGAAGGGACATACAATACGTCAGTGCTAGCGGACAAATCAGCCTGTGGTACAACACAGTCTACTTTAACAGTCAATGCTGACGTTGGGATAGGCCATAGATCAATAGTAATAACACCAGTAGATGATGTGCTGTTACCAACAGAAAAATAAAAAGGATCTCCATTCACTGATCCTTGAAGGTTAATCCATTCATGCATCTGATTCTGTGTAGCTTGCTGAAGATCTCTCTTCAGTGATGGTATGTAAACTACTAA